TCCTTCTACTCCGCTTGTGATGACTTTGAATTGTCAGCTCCTATCCCTCATAAAATGATGCCCTTTCGTCCACAGAGTGGTGATAGACTTCGTCCACAGGGTGCTGATGAACCCGACAACTACAATGAGCACACACTGGTTGTTTCCAAGTCCATTGGTAACTCAAGTATCCCTAGTTTTGATACTTCCAATGTTGCTTATTGTGTTGGCGAGGCTTTCACAAGCGTGAAGCAGCTTGCTACTAGGTATTCCCGACTTAGAATGGCAGCTGCTTCTGATATAGCTTTTACCGACTATTTCGGTATGTATGTTAATGGTATAGGTGCGGCATCTAGAGCCGATCTCGCAATCTTACCATCAGCAAATTACTTCGGTGACATGTGGTCCCTGCTCTCTTCAGGGTACGCCATGAGCCGAGGAGGTATGCGATACTTGTTTTCAGATAAGTCAGCAAGTAGAGTAGCCCTCACATATTATTATAACCTTATAGGGACCACATATATTACCCTTGCGTCTCCCACAAATAGCGGATCCTTATCGCTTAGTAACTCACCTAATCCAGGTCAGTTTAACTCCACTGGTGCGCCTATGGTTTATAATAATATTCAGGACGGTGTAGAAATTGAAGTACCTATGTACTCAGATTCTCCATCTCGTCCTAACTTTGTCGCCACCGCAGCTGGTGATCATGTAATTAGTTACGGATCTCCCGGTGTGAGTCGGCTTTGGTTGGAATACCAGGCTGACACGGCGCCTACTGCCCTACAAGTATACCGTTGTGCTTCTGATGATGCACAGCTTGGTTACTTTTATGGGTTCCCCCCTATGCTAATCAATCATGTATAGGGTTCATTCTTTGATGTTTTTCAACCATTATGTCTAATTTATAATGGGGAATTTTTTGTAAAAGACTTTTAAGCTCTCTTGTTAATAAATAGTACCATGCTAAGTATACCTTAGTTATTCCTTGCTATTCGTATTCAAAAATGACTTGCGTCTTTAAACCGGACGATCTTGCGGTGGGTAACCTCCGCAACATCGGTTTT